AAACCACTAACCTGTAGCTTCCGAAGTTCATTCGGATATGTTCGCGTTACATGGGTGTAGCGCGGGCAAGCGGCGAGATCTGTAGTGCCGTAGGCAACAACGAAGTCCTCAGCAGGCACAAAAACTGCTGCGGGGCGGTCGTTGATTGTGTTGTAATACACCTTCCGGAAGGCGGAACCAGCAAGCGGGAGGCGGAACAGAAGCTGCTCAGTCTCGGACCTGTAGTCGGTCATCTTCTCCGTGACGATGAAATTCATCTCTTCCTGAACGCGGTGGGCCTGCTTCAGGAGTTCTTCATTCGACTTCCCAACAATCTTGGTCCGGACGGGGCCTTGAGAGGGGAAAACCTCCATAATAGTTTGGGCCTGAAACCGAATAACGGCCTCAGTGAGGACCGGATGATACACACCACAGGCACCCGGCCAAGGCATTGTACGCTCTTCGATCTTTAAACCAAGGAGATCCAGACCCTGAATATAGGCCTTTTCCCAGTCTGACCGGGTATCCAAATCGTCTTCGAAGCTTGAAATGAGATCGCCAGCGATTGCATCGAGATCTGAGTCATCCATGATCTCAGCGAGGTTTGCAGCGTGGTCTTCGGGAGGCTGAATCTCAGGCGAAGCACTTCCAAAATCAACAGTAACGCCGCCATCCTCCATAGGAGTGATGTTCGGGCCGAGATTTTCTAGGGGAATCTCAACATTAATCGGAGGCGTTTCCGGAGAAATCGGGATATAGGGCTCAGCCATCTTTTTCTTTCTCAATTTGCTCTATTGTATCAGTAATAGGGTTCTTTGCGGAATTGCGGGGTTTCAATAATATCATCTTCGTCGGTGGGAATGGCAAAGCCACCCTGCCTGAACCGCATAAGTGCCATAGTAACGGCGTCCACGAAGTCATCATGGTCTCCAGACGGAAACGCCGCACATTCCTCCACCACATCAATCGCAAATTGCTCATCCGGAGCCCATACAACCCCAGATGCAAAGATATCTGTGATGCTGTTTACACGAACGATCTTGTCTCCGGTAGCCCGAGTTGGGGTGAATTCCTGCACAGGTATACCAGCATTGCGGAGTTCTGCAATCAGAGGTGCTCCGGATGCCTTCTTTTCGACAATAAACATGTCCGGTTGCCAATCTTTGTAATACTGTACTGTTGTTGCTTTGAGTTCCGGGAATTCCAGTTTATCTTTCCAAGCATCCAACAGGATAAGGTTTGGAATAGGTTTCCCCACTGAATTTGGATGGTCAAAAACCCCGAAACACACACATGCGGAGTAGTCGGAGCGCTCTGTTTTAGAAAACGCAGTATCCATCGCAACAATGACGGCACTACAACTTGGGGCTTTATCTCCCTCCCAAATATTCCACCAATCTCTCTTGATCAGAGCCCCCTCCTCAGAGGTGGGATCTTGCTGGTATTGTGCCGACCACTTGGATATCGGGAGTTCGATCTTGAGCTTCTGAAGCTCGTCTATGGACCAGAATTCAGGCCAGAGAGGGTCTCCAGAGGGCATGATTGCCGGGAGTTCGATAACCTCCCACTCGCTTGAGCCCTCCTTCTTCACTGAGGCATCGATAATCTGCCCTGTGAGATCTCTTTTGGCCCAACGGGTCATGACAATGACGATGGCTCCACCCGGCTGTAGGCGCTGGCGAGGGCCAGAACTATACCACTCAAACACCTTATCATAGACCGACACATCGAACTGGCCCATCATGGCTTCCTGTTCGGAGTGGGGGTCATCGATGATAAGCAAATCCGCGCCTTTACCAGTAACGGCACCACCCACACCGATAGCGAAATACTCACCACCCTTGTTGGTGGACCACCTGCCTGCGGCCTTCGAGTCGGATTGGAGCCCAACGCCACCAAACATCTTCTGGTAGTCATCGGAGCCGACTAGGTTCCTCACCTTCCGACCGAATCCGACCGCAAGCTCTGCTGTGTGTGCCGTCTGGATGATTTTCTTGTTCGGGTATTTCCCAAGGAACCAAGCTGGCAGGAGGTATGAGGCAAACTCAGACTTGGTGTGGCGGGGTGGCATATTGATAATGAGCCGCTTAAGCTCACCTCTGGCCACCCGCTCGAAGGCTTCTGCCATGATTTTGTGGTGCCGCCCCGATATGAAACCGGGCCACATCATCTTTACGAAGTCGAGATAATTATCTTGAGCGGATTCCCGCTGCTTTGCCTCATCTAACAAGCGAAGAAGCCGGAGGATTTCCGGCTTCTCATTTTCGGGGATTTTTTCAATCAATTCGGCGTAATTCATACGCCAATTATATGGTGCCCGTTGAGAGAATCGAACTCCCAACCTCGGATTACAAAACCGATGTTATGCCACTTAACTAAACGGGCCCTTTATAATCGAAGATATCATCGATTATCTTGATGTTGTCAAGATATAGGTGCTTTTTGCTCTCGAAGTGGTCCCTATGGTAGATAACGGTGCTGTGGTGGCGTCCGATCCTCTTGCCAATCTCTGCAACCGTGACGTTTGGATTGTATCTTGTTGCAGCCCACACATAATGAACGTAGGCCGGAAAGGTTTTTGTGCGGGGTCCTTCGCCTTCCAATTCCCTTTTTGAAATCCCGTAGAGATCAGCGATGGCGTTGTGGAGCTTTTCGAACTCATCCGGCATCTTCTTTAGGGCTTCAATGCGCTTGTCAACAGTTTTCACCTTGCCAATTTCCGGCACATAGATAGGCTTGGGCTTTGGTGCTGCCTTGGCAAACTTCCTCTGGACCCTCCTTATCTCTGCCATGTATCCAGTATTGGCGTCTTCATACTTCGTAGTTTTTTCCCAGAAGAACTGCCCATCAAGAGCAGCGGCCATTTCTTCCTCAAGATTTCTTTTCACTGATCTTCCTCAAAGCATCAACAAGATGACCAACAGACCCTTGGAATCCATAAGTGCCGTAGTGGGTACATTGACTCCAAGGAAAGAGCCACACATCCCCACCAATCTCGCGCCACTTGTGGCAGAAATAATAGTCTTCTGAGAGGTATCGGTTGTCGATGATCGCTGTTCGGAAATAGGCGTGCATTTCACGCTTTTCTTCAGAATGGAGAACTCGGGAGTCATCAGAAAGATAGTAGTTTTCGGGGAATTTTTCTTTCATCTTGGCGAAAACAGAGCGATGAATAAGCATCATACCAGTGCCAGCCTCTGACACCTTGATGATCTTCCCCATCTTGGTGTCGGCCTTAAGCGGTGTAAAGACATACTCGCCAACAAGCTTTTCGAGGGTTGCGGGGTCTTCAATCCCACTTTTAACAGCCTCGATAATGACTGGCCAGTTTACATGTTTCTTGGGATAAGGGCCGCAGATCAATTCCTTCTCAAAAGACATCATAGCCAAAACATCTTCGGCGCGGAATTGAATATCGGCATCCACAAAAAGAAGATAGTCAGCATCGCTCTTTATAAGATAATCGTAGACTAGGCCGTTGCGGGCGCGGTCGATCAGGCTCTCATTCATCATAAAGCAATGATGAAGCTGCATCCCGTTCGCGATCATTACTGATTGCAACTGCAAGACGCTTGAGAAATACAGGGTATTGCCCATGCCGCCATACATCGGGGTGGCGATCATCACCTTCTTGCCCCGAAGTTTTGAGATATCAATACGAAGTTCTGAATTAGACATCATTTATCCTTGTGATAACCACCCCAGTTCCGTAGTTGCCGTTCCAAGTCATGGGTGCCGGATGACCTTGGATCTTCCAGCCAACCATCCCCTGAGCCTTTGTCATGGCTTCTTGGATGGTAGAGGCCCAGACATACCGGGTTTCGAGAACAAAAGCCTTATCGCTTGATGGCGATGTAGTCATAAGAGTAGGCCTTCTTCTTCTTCTGGGTTAGGTTAACCACACCATCTTCATACAAGCGCCAAGCAAAATTCGCAGCCCGGATCTTTTCTGGCTCACCACCAACAAGACCGCCATTGAGGAAATAACGGTTCCGGTCCATCATAAGCAGACCATCATAATAAACGGCCTTCTCTCCCTTTTTGGCATTTGTGACCCAGTGCAGGAGAGACTGTTGGCTATCAACTTCTTTCAATTTACCATCCTCTTCAGAGCTTTTTCAATGAGATCGTTCCGGAACCCGTTGGTCATGAGTTCCATAAATTCGAGTGCCGAAAGGTCGTTCTCGAATGGGTGCATGTATATTCGATCCCCGTCACTTGTCACGGCTAAAATCATCGAAGAATCGACATTATCTGCGTCAAGCTGTCGCAGAACATCACTTTTGTCCAACTGTTCCCGAGATTTTTTTGGCATAGGCACTGTTCTTTCTCTTTGAATGAATCCCCGCATTATACAGGAGGGCAGCGCGGTAAATGTTGCCGCCAGCCTTCCTATAGGCCTGCTTGAGGTAAAGCATACCGTAAAGAATGCCAACAGCGCAATTGTTTAAACCGGAGGCTGAACCCTTGTATCCAAGTCCACGGGCAGTACGGGGTTTGATTTGCATCACACCACGTTCCCCCGCTCTTCCCACGGCACTGCACTTGAAATTGCTTTCAGCCTTCGCCACAGCAACCGCCAAACCCACAGGCACACCCTGTCTACGGGCCTCTGCGGCAACCATGTCCCGCACATTACCAGCGAGTGCCGGGGTTGAAAAAATCACGACCCCGAAGGCCAGCGCAGCGATATATTTCTTCATCGTCCGTTCCTTATCCAACTCTTCACCTCTCTCGTGCATTTCGGGCATATGTCCATAACGACTCTCTTGTAACCGCTGTTTTCATTACCTTGGGTAAACTCACTCCACTCCCACTTCATGTAGTCCGGGGTTTCAGGAATCCAGACATCCTGATAACCACAGCGGTTACATGTAACCTCCTCTGTCTGCTTCACTATCTTTATCATGGGTCAATCCCTTCTCCCGGCTGTCCAGTTCTTCTGCATCCTCACTTCAGCGTTTGGGATACACCAGATCTCCCGGCTTTCATCGAGTGCCACGACCCAGATGAGATCTGCCTCAAAGCTGTAGTCGATGACGGCGAAAGCATATCCGTCGCCCTTCACTGTATTGAGCGGCACTGGTGGTTCAAGTCTTGTGAACAAATTAATATCCTCTCTGTTGTTGGTTGGTTGAAGCACCCAAAGAACTTCGTGTCAAATAAAAAAACCCCGCAAGCATAACCTGCGGGGTTTTAAACTTTTGGTTGCTGCTTTGTTTACTTAAGCTTTGTCGAGTACTTGCCGTACTTGCCCAGCTTCGAA